AATATGACGAGCAATCTCACCAACAAAGCCAGGAGGCCACGGTAAGTCTGAAGGACGTTGGTAGTCTTCTGTATAACCCTCGATAAAACTGTCCGGATCTACCAAGTCCTCAGGGAACGGTATATGTGTGGTTACGTATGGTGCATTTGAGGGTATTGCTGCGGGTGCTACAGCACCGCTATGCGCTTCGTTTGCGCTTGCTGGTGCAGGGGTAACGTGCAGCTTAGCAAGCAGCGTAGCGGTGCTTGCTTCAGCATAAACATCCAAACGATCTTCTGAAGCTTCACGGCTACGAATGAGTTTAAGGTTGAAATTTAAGTACCGATCGTTCTTAGTTGCTTTGGTTCGCTTACCAAGTGCAGTTTGCCGAAACATACGACGAACTTGTGTATTCGATTTCGTATAAAACGTAAACATGGACATAAGTGCAAGATCGGCTTCAGACTGAGAGGCATAACTGCTAAACTCACCTTCACACAGACTTTTAAATTTATCTGCATTTTCTGCATTACATGCACGTTCCCAAAGGACTTCGTCTGTCTCAGTTTCTTCTAGTTCTTGCAATTCGACTTTTTCGTATCCATCTCGTCCATCGTTAATTTCTGCGACAAGAATATTAAGCAACTCTTGACGTGGTTCGATATCTCGTTGCAGATAAATGTTACCTGTACATACAATGAATCGTTCTTGCGAATAGACCTCAACCCCGTCGCGACGCACTCCTTCGCCAATCGTGCCAGAAACCCAAATATGATAACCCTGACCACCAGCGCTGATCTCTGTATACGAATCGAATGTCTGGATGATGCGTTGGTAACGGTCAAGTTGTTCTTGTGGTGTCCATTTCAATGGGTCATTTTCGTTAATTGCATTACGCACATCTAAATCGATGCAGGTATAACCACACTGACGCGTTAGCACATATCCGATATGTGTCCTAGCTGTGAACGCATCCTCGACAGTTGTTTCGAAGTCTTTCCATTCGTTAGGCTTAACAGGGCTTGTGCGGTGCATACCACGCGCAGTTTTGACATAAGGAGCGCGCATCTTACCATTGTCGTCAGGACCTGCAATACACCAGTTCCTGTCCCAACGAAGACCTTCTGGGATCATCTCGTAATTCAAAGGCATCGTCAGTCTCCCCGACGCGCATTAAGAATTATTTTCCATGCGTCAAGATAAGGCTGGACAATACTTCTTTCCCAAATAAAAAGAGTGCCGTTGTTAAGAGATACAGCGTGTGGTAATTTGCCTGTACGTCGTGCATAGAGAATTGTCCCGCGTGAAACGCTAAGGTCTTTCATAATCTCTGACGACGTTATATACTTCTGATCAAACTCTTGTTGTGCTAAATCTATTTGACTATTTGACATGGTGACCATGATAAGAGTTTGTTTAGGCAGGAGGGTAATTGTAACGCGGATATAAAACTAACGCAAGCGTAAAACGCTTTGAACGCTTGCATTATTAACTAGTCTTACTTAGAATTTTTAGAACGTTCATTTCGTTTAGACGCACCTATACGCCTACCTAGACGCTTATGTGCGGGAACAGCTTTGGCTCCGAACTACAAACATCGGTTTTTGCGATGACGAATCTTACGTGCGCGTGTTTTATTTTTGGACATTTTTGCATTTGTACATGAGTAAGATCGATTGCTTCGCATAGATCGTCATAATGTGAACAGATCGACCATGTATTACAAGCTTTGAATGTACCATCTGATGCTGGCGTAATAGCTAATAGCATTTCCTCAGTCAGCTCTACCGGCACAATCGCGTGCGTGGCTGGGTTGAATGTTACGGTTTTCACGGCAACTCCTTCCAAATAACGTCAAAAGTCAGATCGTCCAGACCTTCACAGCGACCAAGAATATCGCGGCCAAAACCTGCGAACTTTTTATTGAAAACGTGTGCGCCATAGTTGGCGGTGCTGGATACTGCGCCGTCAGCGTTGATACCTATCAGGTTGACCGCACGGTCATCAAAACCAATAACCACCCAGTACCGAGTTTTGCCGCCGCCTTTGCAAGCATAGACATTGCCAACTGCCAGTTCGTCTCTATCCAATAATGGCGCAATAGGGTTGGGTAAGTTGAACTTCATCCTTCGCTCCCTGTATAAGTAATCAAAATCCTGCGGACGGCGCGGGCACGGCCTTCAAACGACTTACCATGGTCGTACTGGTAGCCGTTGCCGAAGGACTGGTTCCATGCATAACCAGAGCCGGCGGCGTACTGCTCATTCGTCCAATACCACTCAGGCTGAAATTCTTCCTTCAGCGTGGCAAACAGCAGGGCACTTTCGCAGCGATTTGGCAGGTCACCACCAATGCTGGCCGCCCAGTCCATCGACTTTTGCCAGGTCGAGTCTTGAATCGCGCCCGGTAGCAGGATGATGTGATGACGTTTTGTGCCGTTGGCGCTGATGATCACGCCGACCCAGAGTTCGCCCGGATTGAGCGGGGGCGCGGTAACTGTGCAGGTAGTGAATGGCGCTGGCTGCTTCTCAAACTTTGCGATCATTTCTGACAGTACAGTTTGCGCTGCTTTGATTTGTTCGATTGTGATTGTCATGTTATTTACTCCCTGTATCAGTAATACCGTGGAACTGCTCGACTGCGCGGACCGCTGCGGTGGTTGCGCTATGACCGACATACTGTGTAATTTCCTCCCGAGTCATCGGCTTGCGCGTGTCGGGGACGATTTTGCCGAGTGGGATAGCGCCGGGCATGTCGTAAAAGAACTTTGAAAAGCTGTTTGTGTTGTGAGGATTCTGGTAGGCGACCACCAGCGGCTCAACCACCATTGCAGGCTGGGTTGCTTTCTCATGACGAAGATGGACAGCATTGATGCCAGCTTGATCGCAGAACCGGAGGATATGCTGCGCCCATTCGTCCTTGCGGAATCGAGAAGCCAGCATCCGGCAATTTTCAAGCGCCAGATATTGCGCGTGGCTCAGCTCTGTAAGCTGGTCAGCTTCCGGCAGGGCTGGCAGGGTCGGGGATGCTGCGAGCAATTTGATTTCTTCTGCAATAGCTAGAGCCAGATCGTGATCCATCTCCTTGTGCGCGTTCGATTTATGGCACCAAGCGCGCGCAATAGTGCCTAGCAATGCTTCGCCGGACAGATTTTCAACTTGTTTGTACTTTGCTTCATACTTTGCGTACAAGTCGCAAACGTCTTTCAGCGCGATAGTGACAAAATCAGAGTGAATATTGTCGCCAACTTTCCAGTAGCCGAAGGATGCCGTACTGATCGCGACCATTTGCATACGATACTTCTCTGATTCTTCTGCAATCCATTTGTTGAGTCGTTCATTTTCCGGCACGCACTGTACTGCCTGCGCTACGGGGACTGGCTCGGCTAGGCGGGCGCGGAGAGCTTCAATAACTTCAGCGCCCTTCACGAGTTGAGCGGCATGGTAGGACACTAAAACATCCAGCGCCTGCTGCATGAGGATTGTGTCTTGTAGAGTCATGGCATTACCTTAAAATTTTTATCGAACAGGGCGTGAGCCCAACGTGAAGCGCGGGTCATCCCGAGCTTCTCTTATTGTGGTTGAAATAAGCGGCTCGGTAATTGGAGTAACAAACAGCCACGGCCCAATTTGTCCGCTAAAATTAACTCGACCAGATGGCTGAGTCACCTCCCACCTCTCGCCGTGCTGCTTCACAATTTGTTTAGCACGTTTGGTAAGAGGCAGGAGAGTGATTATCTTCATTTAAAGGCCCATGGCTACACGTAAGCGAGCACAAGCGGCTACTGCTGTCGGAAGTTCGTAAGTGATGCCGTCTAGCGCGTGCTGCGCAATTGATAAAATATCACAATTGAGCGTTTGACCACAGTACAAACTTACTAAGATCTTATTGCGAAACAAATTCGTAGCAGCAGATCCTTCAAAATCATTACCTTTGTAATTTAGGACAATGTTAAGCAGTTCAATGATCAGCACACCTACTTGCGGCGGTTCACCCACGATTTCTGCTTGATTTAAAACTTTGGTCCAGTAATAAAGACTGTCTGTATCGATCTGTCGGCCCAAAACGTTTGCGTAGATCTTGCGCACAATTTCCGTGTTGGTGAGATAGCCCGGATAATATAACTGCCCTGGATCCGTTTGATACATTTGTTGAGCTAACTCTTGTGGAGACATGCCTCCAGCGAGTTTCCCGATCCAAAAATTCAATCCGCTCGCTTCAGCTGCATGGCCAAACAAGGCAGCGTACAACCCTGCAACCATTATAGCATTTTGCGGGTACGGCAAAATTGTAGGAGTAGACAGAGGCTGGTCGGGTTCGATAAAATCATGCATCACACGGGCTTCAAAAATATCAGCAACCCATGCATAAGATAATGCACCGTAACCACGATCGCCCCAATTAATAGACCAAGAGTTCTGAATGCCGAAAATGCCCATATTGACGTTATCGTCAAATTTATCGATAACAACTTCGTGATTACCGATTGGTTCCAAATAGCCTGGCACAGAAGTGTCGAGCAGTTGTTGTTCCCATTCATCACCTTTTAAATGACGGAACCATTCGTAAACTTTGAAAGCAACGTATACTTTATCGCCTTGCATTAAAGCAGATTTAATATTACGAATTCGTTCTTCGATACCTTCAATCGTACTCGGATCAGGCAGAGGAATCACTTCATAACGGCCGATTTTCTGCGATGCCGCTTGCGCATACGCATCTGGTGAAGGCTGCATGTTTTCGTTCGCAGGATTATAAGGCCACATAATTTCATCGCATACGCCGATATTCTTGTAGACGCGGCAAACATTACGGGGTTGTGCGCCTTCTTGTCCCAAAGTACCACCAAGTATACGAGCATCGTAGTAAGGCTGTTGGCGCGACAAATGACGAAATTGGCCGCGGGCAAGTAATTTACCTTCCAAGATAGTTGCACCCGCATTTGTTGTGCAGGAACCTTCTTGAGCTTGGTCTTCGATTGGCAAATCATGTCGACGTAAGCTAACGCGGTCGACAAAGCTTGTCACGTTACCGACAGGATAGGGATAGTCTCGGTCGTCTGGAACAGATTGTACTGTACCGGATACAACATATTGAGGTAGTGTGGTCATTTAATTGTCCTTTGGAGTAAATACACGATAGTTTCCATCCGCAGTTTTATGGGTTTCATTTGGAGGAGCTGCCGTGATTGGTTTTCGCTGGCAACAGTCGATACGGCTACAACTAGGCCAGAAGTTTGGTCCATGCTTACATAAAGCACATACAGTGAATTTAGACATGTTGTTCCTTCGAAACACCCAAAGTTAAGAGACGAAGTTGTTGACGCGAACGATAATCTGCTTGTCGTTCTGCTGGAGTTTTACGCTGCTTAGGGATATTGCGACCTTTACCTAAAGTAAAGACAGCGGAACAGTCTCGGCCGAGGCGATCTTTTTCCCATGCGCTAATATAGACAACTTTATGCCGTTTAAGTACGCGCATCAAACTTTGAAGAGTTACGCGATGCATACCGCTAATATCTTCAAGCTCAGTGATAGAACAAGGCCCTTCCAAAAATGCTTTAAACACCAAAGCATACACTTCTTGATTAACCTTTTTGATTTTTGAGCGATCTTTAAGCATATGACCACACTATAGTAGTTCTGACGAATTGTAAAACGAAAAGGTGTCTGTACCAGCCACAATGATATGGTCAGCGACAGAAATGTCCACAAGTTTCAAAGCTTCTTTAAGTTTCTTTGTGAACATAATGTCCATAGGGCTAGGGTTAGCATCGCCACTTGGATGATTGTGGTATAGGACTACGCTATTTGCATTCGCCAACAGCGCTTCTTTGACAACTTCGCGCGGATAAACACTGGTGTGAGTGAGCGTACCTCGGAACAATTGGCAGTCTTTAATGAGCTTACCCGAAATGTTAAGCAATAGAATGCCGAATACCTCATGTTGAAGTTCGGCCAATTTCAAGACCAAATAAGCAGAACATGTCGCAGGCATGTTCAAGACAGGCCCATGTGTGGTCAGACGGTTACGCAGAACAGCTAGTGCTGCTTTAATCTGTTCGCTTTGCACCAATTCATCATTATTTTGCATTTTTGCCTTGTAGCTTAAATTGTGATATTACATGAATCTTAATCTTATCTGACAGCGACAAACTACCTGCCAGTAAGTTACATTTTTTATGCGCCAAGACTTTATTCGCGATGTGGTTTGGGCCACCGTGCGTGACGGATAACAAATGCTCCTCAGACTCATCCTCTTCTGAAACTTCATGTAAGCAAAAGAAACACAAATCGCCATCCCGTTTTCGCAAAGTCGCGATAGACGGTTTGGAAGACTTTTTAGATCTAGACACAGGAGCTGCGCGCCAAGATCCATTTGTTTTAAATGCTGTCCATGCATTAAAAGCATCACCTAAAAAGGTAACTATACCATTTTTCTTGGTATAAACAATGGACGTAGTTTTTCCACTTTTGAAGCGGACAAGTTCCCATTCGTTTGTCGGCTCAAGAACTTCTGCACCTCGTTCATTTAAGAAGGCACGGAAATTAATAAGCTGCGCTTTCACATTGTTTGCTTTCCAGACCGTCATGTCGCAAAGTCCACAAACGTTAATTTGTGCTTATCGCAATATTCTTTGCAAAGCATTTCTAGGCCAGTTATGCCTTGGTCGTCTATTTCTTTTTCAGTCAAAGTCGCGACATGCAAATGTCTGTCATGCTCTTTAACTAAAGCATAGACTTTAAATGATTTATTGTTTGCCACTTCCATCCTCCTTCAATGCAGGTAATGCGGTTTCAAAAATATAAATCGGCAGCTTAGGGAATGACCGTTTAATGCCTTCCAAAGTTGCTTTCAAATGCTCAGGATTAGGGCTAGTAAGTGTTCGCTTACGAGTCCCAATCACAACGACCGCAGTGTAACTAATTTGATCCATTTTCCAAACCGTTTTAAACGCGCTATACGCTGTTTAAATAGTGCGCTTGTGCAGCGCATAGCGCAAGTGGTTTATGCAGCGGCATGGTGCCGTACGTGCGCTATGCGCAGGGTATTGGTATGGGTTGCTTATGCTGCACCTTTGAGCTTCAGCAGATGCGCGCTAATTGCTCGCTTAGCTGCCTGAAGGCTCTTAAAGTCGCAATTCTTACCATACAAATAAACGTGGCAAGTATTGGTATGGCAAAAGCCGTGGATATAGTATCCTTTATATTCGATCGTGTACATGTTAATCTTTCTTCAATTTCTGGCATAGTGCAGCAAAGAACTGCTGGTGTTCCAGTGTGGTTAAACGTGAAGCAGTATCCAAGCAACGGTCGTATTTTGTTTGGACTGCGGGTTGAGTCGCTTTATACCATTCCCATGCCGCTATATTGCCGACGATCATAGCAAAGATAATGAGACAGATAGATACTACCAATAGCCAAATTGGTAGATTGTTCATTTTCATTTGATTTCTCCGAGCTTACCATTCTTGAAACAGACGGTATGCAGAAATTTTTTAACATCGAAATCTGTTTTAGCGTGAAAAAGCACAGTCATGCACTCTTTCTGCTTAACAGGTTCTTTTTGTTCAGCAGACAATACCGTGTGCAGCAATATTGCTGTGTTGCTTGCCAAAGACTAATGAACACACTGGACGGATAATATTCACCCGTACAATAACGATGTGCAATTTACTTTGACGACGAATGAACGGCCGTTCTTTTGGTTCGTCCGGAACCGGAAGTGTGTCAGGTTGTGCGCGCACGAAATGATACTCTCGGCTACGGGACATCCTGACTGGTTCTTTAATCATTGTAGTTCTCCCTTACGAACTGCGATAAATAAAACCTGAACCCTTGGTAGGGTTCAGAGTGTTACAGCACCGAATTATACAACTTGCCGCACATACTCGATTACGATGCCGGCTAATGTATCACGCAGCTTGCGGGTTTCGGTGCTGATTACTTTACCGCTTTCGTCGAACTTTTGCATAGTAACTTCAGCAGCCCAAGCGATATACTTTTCGATCAGTTCTACGCTGAGCTTTGTATCAATTGCATCACCATATTCGTCAGTGTTTGCAATCAACGCATTGCCAGCGACCATTTCGTCTTGAAAGCGGAAAAAGCCGATGTCGATATTGTCAACAGCGCTATCCATTGCAGCTTCGTCGAACAACAAACAGTTCTTGCCGAACTCTGTCGTCTGACCAGACGCAGCAGGATGGCTGTCGTTTTCGGGCACAATTACCGCGAGCTCTTTACAATTCGTGCCAATTGCAGCCATCAGTTCGCGACGTTTAGGCGCAGCATTACCTTCGCCGATTTGGATTTCGCTGACCTTTTGCGCAGCAGCGTCGATAAATAAGAATTTCATATACTTCTCCTATGGGTGGAACATCAATTAAGGGTGCAGCACAACCATTTTATAATGTTGTGCAATATATTTGCGAAGCTGATGCAAATATATTTTGGATCCCTGACCCATTCACATGGGTTTCGCTTCATCAAAGCTCTTCAGAGGGACTTAGATTTGTTGCTTAATTTGTTCAAAGAAGACTTCGATTTCCATACCGTCGTAATCTTTTGGGAAAGGTTGAGTAAAAAGGCGGTAAGGTGAGATATTCTTCAGCACAAAAGCTGGAAAATCTTTCTGTGCTTCTGCAGCACAGGACAAACAAGGTATGTAGCCTGTTCCCATCCAAGGACCTCTTGGATAAGTACGCTTTGTTTCAGCACAGCGCGTTTCACAAAATTGCTTGATACAGCAACGTGGATAGCCGAAAAAAAGTACCAATGAGTAGACCGACATGAATTGGCATCAATCGCTCCCAAAGTCAGAGTCTGGAGAAACAAATACGTCGCCGAGAATCTGGTGAGTTGTGCCTGGGATGCAGACGCTATGATAGAGCTTGGTAGCTTCAAGATTAACCGGCAGGTTTTTCTTGTAACCGAGCTCGTCCAGTGTCATGTCACGTCCCCTTTAGGGTACAGAAACACGTCACCGACCATTGGTTGGCCGGCAATTGCGGAGGCATGACCGTTGATAGGTAAGCCTTTACCGATGCCGTCTTCATCACAGAGCAATTCATAACCGGGTGTGCCCGGAATATATGACACCAGTTCTGCAGTGTCTGCACCAATGAGTGCACGCATACCTTTGAAGCCTTGGTTGGTTTCAAAGATTTGATGTGTACCATCTGCACGGAAAAGAATGCGCAGTGGCTTTTCGGGCTGTTGGTTTTTCATAGATAGCTCACTTTCGCTTTAACACGAATTGGTTGAACGAGATCCAAACCATGTGCAACCCAAATACGTGCAGTCTGCAGGTTAATGACCCACAACTTGTCTGTATTTGGGAGATCGTGACAGTTTTGAACCCGCATACACACTGCACCATTGCGCAAGAAAACTGAGCGCAATGGCATATCTTGCAGGTATGCGTCTTGGTTTGGCTGAGGCTCGAATTCAATACCGGACTTGGTCGAGAATTCTCTCATAGGCATTCTCATATCGCCTCCGGTAAAACGACAGCCGGTTTAGCGAGAACTTGGTCGATGTCCGATAAGTAATGGTTCGGCACCACGTAAAAACCGAGGTCTTCGCGGAAGTAGCCTTGCCCGTAGTCTTTGCAAACATGGGTTGCAGATGCGTCCTGCCCTTGAGCGAACGGCTCGGCAGCAGTGCGTATGACCACACAATTACCAATCGCGTGCACATCTGCTTGTATGGTATAGTTCGAGGTTAGAAAGAAGACTTTCGCCCCAGTCTTGATACATGTGTTCATGAAACCTCCTGTTGTGGATAAACTTCGAGTGGACACCATTTAGGAATGGTGAACGTAGGATCGGCATACAGACGACCATTCTGATATGCTTCATTGAATGGAAGACATTTGTTAGTCTTACGACAAACTGGAACATAGGCTGTTGTCGCGAAAGCACCTTGATGGTTTCTGTGAGGACAACTGGCGCATGTTTCAATCTTAATATAACGAGTAGACATATTTACTCCATCTGGAACAATTCCCGTCAAAGCAAACTGCAACTGGTGCAGAATGCTTTAGCTGATACTGTCAGAAGCTTGTGCTGTTACAGGCAGAAACCATGCACCAGACCAGGCTCGTTGACCTTTGGCAGTTCTCTGAGCATTGTCACCAACAGATCTGCGCTCTGCAGGTTGTTGTCTGGATAAACTTCGCCCGTCGGCTCGCTGGACAATTGGCGTTGCATACGGTCATTGCGCAACGAACCTTCGATTAAGCGAATCAGCAGTTTGCGCTGCGGGTTACTGAGGAGAATTTCATACGGGCCGTCTGGTTGGAGTTTGCTATCAACCGGCTCGTTTTTGATGAAGCCCCATGCGTTGAGCATGCCTTCAACTCTGCCTTTGTAGATCAAATTGGTGTTGATCCAAATACCATTACCTGGATCTTCGACGTAATCGACTTCATTACCGTAGTTGATGTCGAGCGTTACTTTTTCTTGCAGGGTCAAACAACGATTGAGCATAAACTGCGAACCGTTGATGTCTGGCGCATTCTCGAAGTACGTCGCTTGGTCGGGCAACGGAATGGGTTTTTGTGTGGTCATATAATTCTCCTTGGTTGTGGATGGTGCTGCACCCTTAATTGTACGCTTGTGCGCAAGGGGTGCAACAGATTTATTGAAGATCAAGATGGGTGACGATGTATGGCATACAGCCTGGCAGGATTGACCAAATTTCGCGCTCAAACATGTAGGTGATAAAACATGTCGCAAGACCAAGCATCATTAACTCCTCAACGTTTGGATGCTCGCCCCAGTGATTGCCGTGTTTGTCCACACATGCATTGTGGAAAGTCCAACCTTGCGAAAAGGAATCGGGCAGTTCTGCCACCATTGCTTTGATGGCTTCGCGATGCTCGCGTAACTTGTCTGGATCGAAATACGCACTCTTGTTAATGCCGCGTATGAGTGGAACTTCTGTTTTTATCGCAACGAACGTATACGGGTGAATGCAAGCATGATACATTGCGTGGACGCTTTGGCATGTGAGTTTCATATGAGGTTCACTTTCTTTGCACCAATACCGGCAAGGTAAGGATCTTCACCGTTGGCAATAGCAGCTTGAATTGCATCACTGCCATTACGCTGGTAAAGATCGCGTTCGGCTGTTGTGTGCTGTGGAAAGCAATCGTTGAGGATCTGCACACACTTGAGATGGAAGTTGGCAGCATTGTCAAACTCCAGAATGTCTAGACGCTTACGCGAGGTAAGGATCTGACCGCCTTTAGCAAACTCGCGAATGCGGTTAGCTTTGGCACGGAGCTCGAGGACTTGTTCCCAGTGCCAAATACGCAGGTCAATGAGGTTGTCCAGTTTTGTTGTTTGGAGATTCATCATTTGCGTGGCTCCCAAAAGACGCCTTGATAACCACACGTATTTGTTATCTCAGCAGAAAAGCTGCGTTCCAAGGACATGAAACAAGAACGTCCAGGATTGCGATTGGTTTGACGTTCGCAGCGATCATACTTAGCTGGTACGCCGCACAGAGCACGCCAAAACGTGCGCCATTTGGATTGGTGGTGCTTACAGGTATCGCAAGGCTTAATTACGAGGTGTGTGTTCATGTTATAGACTCCTTTGCGGTTTGTTGCCGTTTATCTGGGCAGCGATGCCAGTGACGCGAAATACCCATCGAGGTGTAATATTTACCACAATGGATGCACTGCGAGAATCCGCTACCGTGCCGCTTGCAGGGATTCTTTACGTTCGTACCGTAGATTATCATGTTACAGGCTCCTGTTTGTATTTACGGGTTTGTTGTTCTAGTGCTTTCTCAATCGATTCTTTGAGAATTTGCTGCTTGGTACGCTTGGTACTCGAGTCTGGTACTTCCGTTGCAAGATCAGGGAAGTCGGTTGACGGCCCGCTAATCTTACGGAGGTCTTGGTCAAAGGCTGTAACTTCGCTTGAATAGCTCCAACCTTTGGAGAGGCTGAAAGATTTAAGTGGTCTTGCGAATTGACATACCCACAATTGACCTGTCATTACGCCATGTCGCACTGTACTTATTGTGGTTAAACCACAACTTCCGACAACCGTGCAGATTGCGCCGACATTCTCAGGAAGTTCTGCCTTATGCAGATATGCTAAATCACCTATTTTGAGGTTGGACATTATGAAAGTTCCTTAATACCAATAAACTGGTTGACCTTTGCTAAGGCTTGGGCCAGTTGAGTGGAAATAGCTGTGAGCTGTGAGCGTATGATGATTGCTCAGGCTATCGGGGTGAAGCAAAACGAATAGCGTCGTCCAAATGAATATGGACGTCCTACTGCAAACGAATGATGACCGCTACTTTTTGTGCATCGACTTGGGACATGGTTGAGGCTCCTTTGTAGTTAGTGTGGTTATGTGTTGGTCTGGACTTGGCTGAAGTTAAGTTGATAATAGAAATCTTCGTCAGACATTTGATTATCATTAGCGTACATAGCAAGTTCGAGATCTTCTACTTCGAACTGCATGTAGTCGTACAGGAACATCGCAGCATCTTTATTTAAGATACCTTTAAGCATGATCGGCTTGAGATTGCATTCGAGCAGACCTTCAAGGTGTTTAACCACACTGGCGAGTGTTGTTAGATCTTTGGTAAGCTCTTCGCGCTCTTCACCAGTAACAGGAGAAGTTGAGCGATTGAGGACGACTGATAACATTTGCAAACGGTACGGTATTTGACCGAAGTACAGATCGTGTGCGAAGTAGTGCTGCAGCTCAGCTGAGTTGTGGCCTTCTGCTTTGTACTTCGACAATTTTGCCCAAGTGTTGGTGTCGATATTTGGGTCGGTGTTTGGGAATAGCTTGCGAGCTCCTGTTGCTGCTTTGGGCTTCGCTACAGCACGTTCCATGCGTTCGTAGACAGCTTTGGTACTTGGTGCCCATTGGCTAGGGTCAAGACGTGGTCGGCCGAGACGTTTTGGCTCATTATCTTCATCGAGATTAACTTGCTTGTTGGAGCTGTTTGCTTTTGGCATGAGAGAAAGCTTAAATTTACAATCTTTCACTATTGCTTTGTTGCGCAAGATTTCCTGCTCGCTATTATGCATTATGGTGCGTAATTCCTGCACAGATTGCATAGGGGTATTTGGGGGAGTGTTTTGGTCGTCCATGTGTGATCTCTGTAATTTGTCAAGTTTATAGTGTAGCACATGTAAAAAATTAAGTATGTGAAATTAATTAAAATTTCGTTAGGTAGTTTATACGTGGCTTGGGGGAAACTAAATTAGTCAAATTAGTAGCTTTAGTTAATGTGTGCACGAAACATAATAATTAATTGTGTACTCATTTTAAAAAAAAAATCTTTAATTATTATGTTTTCCTCCTGGGAGTACCTAATTTTACTAATTTTACTAATTCCCTATGTAATACCCTGTTATTTCACTACTATTCCTAGCCAACCAAAATTCTATCAGAAAAAGCACCTGTTTTGATGCTTTTTCTGCTATATTCTAGTTCAAGTGATACAATAAAAACTCGACCTGCAAAATAGCTTTTTCTTGCATCAGATCATTAATATCAGCATTCACTTGCTCAATGCTAAAATTTGTCGCTTGAACATAGCAATAATCGCGAATTTCGCCAATATTCTTGTCACCTTGAGTTCTTAACAAACCCAAGATACAACTTTTGCAGGAAATGTCCTGCAAACAGCGCATCACACCTTGGCGAAACGTGTTACACTGAATGAGATTTGCACCCGTTGTTAGTGTGGTCATACACTTGCTCCTCAATTAAAGAAATTAGACAACCAATTTAAACCGTTTTTAAGCGTTTTTACACCATACCCGCTACGCTGCTATTACCCAACCCCTAAGCGCAGCGCCTTGGGTGTTTGCCGTGCGTTTAAACCGCATTTAACTAAGCGCACGTGGTTGCGTTTTGCACTTAACCGGCCCAGCAGGTGTATTCTTCGCATTTTGCAGCCGTTCCACCTCGCAAAAAGCAATCTTTGTGAGGTTTCGGACAAACATCCTGAAAGAGAATAACATCACGAAAATCAGGAACGCAAATACTGCCAAGATTATTAAAATTCCAGCTAAAACAGACATTTTTACACCTCCAAAATGGAAATAGGAGCCGAAGCTCCTATTTTAAGACACGCTGCCGACAAATTACGCGATGGGTTGCAAACCGTCGTATTCGCCGGCTACTTGATGCACCGAAGTAATTTTCGGCAGACGGCCTGTCACGCCGTTAAACTGACGCCAGCGAGCGTATTGCGTTTTGATTGTGTGCCCATTGACCGAAACAACTGCTGGATGTATTTTCAGTGCTGCGATTGTCGCTACACCGTGGGATGTACCGGACAATTCGTCGCAAGCTGCCCAGATCTTGCCACAGAGGGTTTCGACCGCAGGACGTGTGATGCCGTTGCGCTGGACTTTGTCAACTTTCGGTTTCGCGATTTTGACTGCTGTTGGTGCGATACCGTGTCTCAGTTGCAGAGCTTTGAGTTCTTCTTGGAAAGTGTCCAGTACAGCGGGCGGTGTCGACAACTGCGCAGGTGCAGACAGTTGTTGTACAGCAAAGGCCATTACGTCGACATTGCCTTTCTTTTCCGCTGCGCGTTGTTCTGCAGGGACTTCGGCCGGTTTGTCGTTCACTTTCACGATTGGAGCCTTGTCGGTCAGGTGCGCAGGGATACCTGCAACATCTTTGTCTTTGTCTTTTGCTTTAGGCGGGTTAGCGATCGCTGGTGGCTTTTTGGAAGAAGCCTTTTGGCTGGTTTGTTTCGTAGTCATGCTAGTGCCTTTCAGAAATGTTAAGTGGTTGGATTACCACAGACCGCTTACGCGGTTTCGGCCATTAAAGCCTCATCAGTGTGGTTATTCGACTAGTGCGTACATAAAGACCAAGAAACCCAAAATGGTCAATGTGTCGAAAACCAGTAAAGACATATAGATAGCGAAAGATTTCATTTTTATTGCTCCGTTTAAAGTTTTTAACTGATGTAGTAATTGTGCGCTTAACCCGCTCACCCGTCTAATTGATTGTAACTATTGGGCAAGCAGGTTAATAGGTTTTAGCTATTAAGGAAGATTGCCGTTGTTCACACTTTGACTGTCCTCTGAGCAAATGACTTGTTCCCATGCTTCATGATAGGCCAATTTCCAAGCAAGAGCTTCCCAAACATCTCCACCTTCTGTATTGCTCTGCATTTGCGCATCAGCGAGTTGTTTGATGCCCGGCCAGCTCAGCTGCATTTCTTTCGCAGCCGAGAGCAATTCATTCGCGCGGTCAATCAAACCACGCAAATCGGTCAAGGCAAACTTGTCTGCCAAGGCATGGTCAATATTTAAAGTCATTTCACACCAGCTCTTCTTTTTAATTCTGCTTTGACCGCACGAGCGGTAGGGCCTGTCCACTGAGACGCGTTGGCAAGGAAGTACAAGACGATGGATTTACCGCTGTCTTGATAGAAATTCTGGCTGATGTTATCCAGCTCGGTCATTGGCTCGAGGTAAGCTTTTGCATGAACTGGAATATTCTTCCAGTCCTTTTTGCAAATGACCGCCAACTCATTAAGTTTCAGTCGCGGTAGTTCAGTTATTTCTTGAGTGGAAAGAATTATGTTGCTCATGATTGTACCTTTGTAGTTTCGTTTTCCATGAATGCGCGGATTACTTCAGATGCGGTAATGCCTTTGGATGCGCACAGCTTTTGAAAGTCCGCTTTGAGTTTCGGCGGGAGTTTCAAATTAAAAGTTGCCAAGACCTCTTGGGGAGGTTTGATGTAAAGTGATTCGTTACTCATTTAAATCTCCTGTTATAGTCCAAAGCGGACTCACAAACTCACTGGTTACAATGAGTTTGGAAATTGCTTTAGCTGTGAGTCGACCACTTTTTACTCGTGGTATTATAAACTGCTTGAATGTAAAAAGTGCATTCTCCTACGTCGTTGAGGTAGGTTGCGCCAATTTCTGGTTCACCGCTGTAGAAATACGGCACCAGTATCACTTTATTGTAACTCGGCAAACCCCAAAGAGTCAGATAGCCGAGAAGTATTTGGAACTTGTCCATTGCTTCGTCTTCACACATGCGTTTCTCAACTTCCATTAATGCAATTGGGTCAACGATTGTGATTGCGCGGTTGGTAGTCATTTGTTTCTCCTCGTGATAGTGTAGTTAATGAAATTGCTTTAGCGCCTGTTAGCCAAGATTCGCTGAGTGGCTTCGTATAAGTCTCCCAAATGATCGTTATTTTCGGTCATTTGGATTATAATCCACTCGCGTAAATCCGTTTCCAACGCAATTTCACCACGCTGGTAAGCTGCGTTAAAGGCTTGTAAAAGAGATTCAGCCATCATGGCATTGGCTTGATACATCAAGCTCGCCGCAATAGCCTCCATTATTTCTGGCGTGCATCTTTTGTGTAGTCTTAGCATAGTGCTTCTCATAGTGTGGTTAATGAAAGTACATTGTGTTGTACATGGCTTACTCCCATTTTCATTTTATTTCCTTATCGTGATAGTGCAAAGCGCACTCAGTATCCAACTATTGCTAATTGGATACTAAATTACTTTATTTAGATTAGAAACAATTTTCCATCAGTAGGTATTCGCAGTAATTGAGATAGTCGCGCAGCAAGTTTGGTGCAATGATTATTTCAGCTTCATATGTTGCTGCGTCAAGATCGTACTTAGCGTCAAGCCAATCTTGTATCATTTTGCCTCGAGCAATTGTTTCAGCGTCATGCTCGGTTGCATTTTCGTCATTACGCGCTACTCGTTTAAACATCATTGCACGTTGTATGTATTGCGCAATGTTAATAAAGCGTGGTTCAGTCATGTCGGCTTCATTAAGCAGCATTTGGTCAATGAATTGCTGATCGTCGTTTAGTTTTTTGATGTCCATGATACTCTCATAGTTATTATGTTTCAGTGTATGTGTCCTAGCTGGTATGCCGGGGCGTGCTTTTGTGTGGTCTTATCATAGTGCTTCTCCTAGTGTTGTACATGGGTTACTCCCATTTAAATGTTCTTCATAATAGTGCAAAGCGCACTCAATACCTTGCTGTTGTCAACAAGGTATTAAATTACTTTACTTAGCTAATTCTTGTTGTACCATCCACATCGTAAAATCGCCAATCAGCTCTAATCCGTCGTAGGTTGTATCGTCCTCAACAGTATCTTGCATGTCGCCAAGGTACTGTTCAATATATGTATGCCAAGAAATAGGTACATATTCTTTCAAAAACAAAGTTGCCACTTCGGGGTTAGCAGCCATTTGTGCTACTGTGCCAGTAAATATTGTCGCCATAATAGTTCTCCTAGTAAATGTGTCCTACGGGTGTAAGGCACATTCACATAGCACCTGTCACGTGCATGTGGTCTACCGGTTAGCGTTACTTTGCTGTTAGGTCTACTGCCCCATGTGTTTCATTTAAGTGTGCTTGCTTGTAGGGAATGTTTTAACCATACGCGGTTCTGTTGCCGCGCAATACATAGGGGTACGTTTATACAAGTTTTTACATGGGGTTGTGTAGCGCGGTATGGGTGCTGCTTCTAGTTATACTACGTACCGTGCTACACCTGCTTAGGTTTTTAAATAGCTACCCTATGTACGTACCCGCGTTATGGGGTACAGGGTTGTTGCTTGTTGCTTGTTGCTTGTTGCTTGTTGCTTGTTGCTTGTTGCTTGTTGCTTGTTGCTTGCTGCTTGTTGCTTGTTGCTTGTTGCTTGCTACTGCGCACTGGTGTTTTAGTACGCAGTAGCAAGCAGGGTACTTATGTACCCGCGCTGTGCTTACTGTGCTTACTGTGCTGCTTGCTTTGCTTGCTTGCTATATTTAGCAAACTGCGTCGCTGCTGTTGCGGGGTTAATACCTGCTGCTGCGCACGCTGCAAGGGTAGCGCTGCGCACCCCGTTATTAGCTGCTGCTATTGCATGTACCTGTGCACATGCACCGCGCTGTGCGCTTGGGGCGTACTTTTGTGGGTTGTTGTATGCACGTACCGACATGGTATTTGGTGCAGCTACACCGTACCGCGCTGCAAGTTGCTGTACTGCAAGCATGTATGCTGCTGCTTTGCGTGCATTGCGTGCTGCTGTGCGCACTTGTTGTGCAATAGCAATAGTTGCTGCTTGTACAGCTTGTATGCGTGCAGTGCGTAGTGTTGTTTGCTTAACCATGGTATTGCCCCTATGTAATGTTGCGCGGTAGCAAGGGTTGCACCGCGTATGCACCGTTTAGTGCATATAACCATTATACACGTTTGGTACGTATATCCAATGTATATTCAACAACAAATAGGGTGCTTTACATTACTTTACAATAGGCGCGTAGATGGGGCAGACGCACTACATTGGTGCAGATGTAGATACGCTGTAAGTAAATTGGTCCAAATTGGTGCAGCTAGGAACCGGGCTTTGCCCACAAACATCATCCCACCCTCTCAATATTCCTCACTCATTCCATCTTCCAAAAAAAAATTAGAAAATTACCATCTCCCTTCTATCATAATAATCTACTTGTACGTACTAAAGATCCCTGCTAATGTGTTACCGCACAAACCAATACGCAATGTCCCTGCGGGCTAAGTCCCTGCGGGCTAATGAAGCATAACACGTTAAGGAGCTCCACATGATTCCAACCAAGCATCCGGTAAGTTTAGTTCCCATCCAAACTAACTGGTATCCTCACGACATCACACCTCTGCAAGACCGCCCAGGTGTCTATAAAGTCCGTCCATCAAAAGATGCACCCAATCTAAACGCGACCAGTTTCTTCTACGCCCACTGGAACGGTTATGCATGGGGCTATTCTGCTAATACGAAAGAACAAGCAGAAAAAACCTACGTCAAGTTCGGCATAGCGAAGCAATACCAAGCGCGCGTTTGGTGCGGACTTACCAAGTTTGGTCGGTTCTGCATGACTTAAACTAAAGCTTCTAGCTGTACCAATACTAAAATTAAAGGACATCTATGCAACCGAATATTCACATCAAGAATTCAGCTGAAGCTCTTGACCTTAAAGCTCTACAAAGACTTGCCTTCTTACCTCAAACTCCAAATTTACCGAGTTGGACCTTCGGAGTGCCCTTTCAGCATCTAGGCAAACCTCTGCTGCTTTTGTCCATAACAGGCAATTCCTTTTGCGGCATCTGGTGTGGTCAAATAGGCGAGCATTATGTCGGTTGGGCCCCAATTCAATCTCACCATCTTGCAAAGTTGCGCAATGTCCATTAAACCCATTAAACTACCCGACGACACAGAAGATCCAAACACTGCTTTGCGCATGGCCTTGAGCCACATGGTTGCTGAGGTAGACGCTTTGCCCTTGACCAATAAAGTACAGATTTCACAATGTCAGATTATACTTGAACAAATGTTGGAGATTCATGGCACTTCTGCCGAATTAGCCATCATGATCAGCAATATGCGACTATGTATTGATGCCAACGAAAGGAAACCTAAATGAGTAACGAAACGGAAACCAAATCTGAAGCTGACATTGCCCTTACGCTGCTGGAAAGCAAACTCCTTCAACTTCCCGTACTTGAACAAATGGAAGTTATCGAGTGCCGGCAGAAAATTCTCGAGCTTATTAAAAAGTTCGAAAGTTCTGCTAAACTGGCTACGCTATACGTCAGCCTGGAAATCGGCATTTCGGAGGGCCGATGAATATCTTAAACCACAAAAACTGCACGACCAGTATTGGCGCACCGGCCGATATGCCTGCGCCAGACTGTGTACCTTTACCTGTTCATTATCTGGACACTCCAGATGGCATATTTGCTGTCAGCTATTGGGAACCAACCAAAGAAGAACTCATCGAACTCAATAACAGCAAACCTGTCGTGTTACTGGTGCGGGCACAAGGCCGGCAACACCCTGTTGTAGCACTCACAGTCGAAGAGACTCTCTAATGGCGACCAAAACTAAAGCATCTGAGGACGATGTCATTGCTCGTGTATTCGAATTAATGGAGACTAAGCGTTTGTCCGAAATTGAAGCTATCGAGCAAGCCTTTACAGAGCTCTGGCCTCAGCCTAAAGTCCCTTGTGTGGTCATACACAAGGACGAACGCTATGGCGAGTGACTACGGTGCCATGACCACACAAATCTGTAACACAGTTGATCATTGTTCGGGTTCAAAACCGCTTACACGCGCTCAGCGCCTTACTTTGTCTGGTGCAGTTGCCATTTATCTAGACAAAGAATTTAAGCTCGGAATTGAGAAAGGTCGTCAGGCAATGTTCGACGAAATGCTGAAAGCTCGTGAAGCAACTTACAGACGTTCTTTAAGGAAAGACTAATGACAGGCGATCGTGATGGTGAACAAGCGTTCTTTGAATTCTTTAATCTTATGCTTGGTAAGCAATTGGGCTATGGTTCTTCAAGAAAAGTTTATAACTTGGAACTCGATAAACATTGTGTGGTTAAAGTGGAGACTGGCCCTGGAAATTTTCAAAATATACGTGAATGGGATTTATGGAACAATGTTAAAGATACCGTTCATGCAAAATGGTTCGCTCCTTGTAAACGCTTGAGCGAAAACGGACAAATTCTTGTCATGTCGAAGACTGAACCCCCTGGTCCAAACGACTGGCCTGCAGAAATACCCGCTTTCTTTGACGACATTCATAAAGCAAACTTCGGCATGGTCCAACTTCTCGATTTACGGACGAATAAAGAAGATTGGCATTTTGTCTGCCATGATTACGGTTGGAACAATGCTGTTCGTGGTGGTCTTTCTAAACGTATGCAAAAGGTGGACTGGAAATGAGAATATCTGCTAACCCCAAAGATCCAGATTGGTGCCCAGAGGCTACTAATGCCGAAGTATATCTGGACGGCACAAAATTGAATATGTACACGACTGCGGACGAAGAGAAAGGTGAAGTTATCGTTCTTAAGATTCGAGAAGGATGTATCGAGAAAGACAAAAATGGTGACACTGTTTACGAAACCCTAAAGGGCCATGTTCGGATAGTTCTTAAAGGGTAATTCTAAATGACTCCCGAACAAATTGCAGCACCGAACACCGAGCACGCACATCAGGCAGCTTTATTCTGTTGGTCGAATACTGTTCAAGACCAATGGCCTGAACTAAAATGGATGTATGCTATTCCGAATGGCGGCGAACGTGGCGCAGCTACCGCTGGGCGACTTAAAGCAGAAGGGGTGAAATCGGGAGTTTCAGATATTTGTCTACCCATTCCGCGTAAAGGTTATCACGGTTTCTATATTGAAATGAAAAAACCGGGTCAACTTAAAGGAGAATCCAAAAATCAAAAAGATTTTGGTGCATTTGTTATAGTGAATGGTTATCTTTATCGTTGTATTGACAATTGGCTTGATGCCAAAAAGTCTATTGAATGGTATATGGGAGCACAAGAATGTTAGACGCACCAAAATTGAGCAAAGCAATGGCTGTGATGAAAGTATTGGTTGAAGACACATTGCGCAGAGACAGACATTCTCGCGGTACTGTGCTATTACAGGAAAATATAGATTTATGCCTAGGTGCAATAAACGGTCTAGTTCCACCACATAGACCTCTGTACGTAATTGCAGATGCATTCCGCTTCGTACAAGACTTCAGTGTGGTCATGCAGCGTCGTTGTGTGCATTTAAGTAATGTGCAATATGCGCGCGGTATCGAAGATAGCCATATCGTCTCTTTGATAACCGGCGGACGTACAGACTCTCAGCGTAAGATCTTTGGTGAACTCATTAACCAGCTTGAACATCAACGATGTATTGTTTGGCGTATCGGACATTGGCGCGTTTAAACGCTCGCTATGGGGTTTGCGCTATACCCTAGCGCACCCTACAAACCCTTCAAACTAACGCAATGCCCGGGCTATATACAGGGCCTAGCGCTATTCTTGCACAATACCCCTAAATAAAGCTTGCCCGGCTCACAATTTCTACAATATACTCCAGCTAATATTCAATAGTATCAATGGGGAAATCGTGGAAGATACGCAAAGCACTATCGTCCAAGAGCCATCAGTTCCGACCAATTATAGCGATCGGGAAAAGAAACTCCGTGACTTATTTGTGGAACAGTACCTTGTCGATTACGACGAGGTGGCTGCTGCTATTCGTATCAATTATCCTAAGAGTGTTGCCCGTGAAATGGGCGTTCTCTTGTTCAACGAACCTTATGTTCGTCAGCAAATCAAACTCGCGCAAGAAAATATCAAAGTCGAAGGCTCGGAAACTGCTAAGCAGCGTATCCTTGCAGGCTTGTGGCGTGAAGCGAATTATCGTGGTACAGGTTCTTCCCAAGCCGCTCGGGTAGCTGCTCTTGCTAAACTGGCTGCAATCGAAGGCATGGACGCTCCGTCTCGTTCTAAGTTTGAAATGACTGGTCCAGATGGACAACCTCTTGGCCCGATGTCTGGCGTATTTGTTGTTCCAGGTATTATGGATGCTGAAACATGGGAAAAAATGGCTGCTGAACAGCAAGCAGCTCTTGTTGCTCAACCTCCTATCGGATCGGCACCAAAAGCTGCTTAATGAGTGAAATCTTACTACCTAACCGCCAACTTGTTGTACCGAGTCAGCAACTTGCTCCGATAGCTCGAAGCATAATTGTACCTCCGGTATGGAAGGCTTTGCCCGGTAGTCAGAGCTTATTCTTGCAGAGTCCTATTCGAGAAGTTTGTTTTGCCGGCACCCGCGGGCCTGGTAAGACTGATGCAATGCTTATGTCATTTGCACAATACTGCGGGCGAGGTTATGGGGATTACTGGCGCGGCGTTATTTTTCGACGAAACTACAAGCACTTGGATGATATTATCTCTAAGTCGAAACGGTGGTTTAATCGTTCAGCACAGAAGCCTCGCTTTCTTGCAGGAAGTAGTAGCCTTAAATGGATTTGGCCTACTGGCGAAGAATTGTTGTTACGTGCATTTGAAGACGAAGAAGATTATTGGTCGTACCACGGACACGAGTACCCATTTATCGGATGGGAAGAACTTACTAGCTGGCCGTCGATTGCTTGTTACGAGTCGATGAAGTCCACTAATCGTTCTTCTTATCAGGGTACAGAGAGGCTACCAACAATCCCGCGTATCGTGCGCAGTTCGACAAACCCGTATGGTGTCGGGCACAATTGGGTCAAAGGTTATTTTATTGATCCTGCGCCTTATGGTAAAGTGATTACCGATAACGATAGTAATAAGCGCGTCTGTTTGTTTGGTTCAATTAAAGAGAATCCTTATCTTGGTGAAGAATATATCAAGACATTGCAGTCTATTACTGACCCAAATAAGCGTAAAGCTTGGTTGGAAGGAAGTTGGGATATTACTTCTGGCGGTATGTTCGATGATCTATGGGATGCTACCAAACATGTTCTTAAACCATTTAAGATTCCGTATAGCTGGAAAATTGATCGTGCATTTGACTGGGGCAGCTCGCGCCCTTTTAGTGTTGGTTGGTGGGCTATGTCCGACGGCACAGACGCAACTATGGCAGATGGAACTACCCGTTCGTTCCCACCGAAGACTTTATTCCGTATCGGAGAATGGTACGGCTGTACTGGGAAACCGAACGAAGGGTTAAGAATGACTGCGCGAAATGTCGCACAGGGTATCTTGGCAAGAGAACTTCAACTTGGAATTCAGAATCGTGTACTGCCGGGTGCAGCCGATTCTGCTATTTATAACGTTACCGACGATGCTTCTATCGGCCAGAACATGGAATTCGAAGGTGTATTTTGGGTTCCCGCAGATAAGAAACCCGGTAGTCGTAAGAATGGTTGGGAACTGATTCGAGATCGCTTATCTGCAGTTACAAGTGAAGATGCGATTGAAAAACCAGGCATGTACATCTTCGACACATGTCGCGATTTCATTCGTACTGTACCTCCTATCCCTCGGGATCCTAAAGATCCCGATGATGTTGATACAGATGCAGAAGATCATATTTCCGACGAAGTGCGCTATCGCGTACTAGAAGCAGACCACATTGTACATCGTATAAAAATTGGCGGAGTTTAAAATGAGCGTAAAAAACCAACATCCCGAATATACCGACATGTTGAATAAATGGCAGCGTTGCCTGGACGTGTGTGCAGGGCAAGACGCGATTCACGCAGCGGGTACTTTGTATTTGCCACAGTTAGTTGACCAAGATCCTGTTGAGTATAAAAACTATACTAACAGAGCGACATTTTATAATGCGACATGGCGCACTGTCGTAGGCTTGCAAGGGATGCTATTCCGCAAACCTCCTTCAATCGTCGTACCGCCAACTGTCGTACCAATGATGGACAATGTCGATCTGGCAGGTAGCCCGATGCATATCTTTGCTTTGGAAGCTTCCGAAGAATGTCTCAAACTTGGACGTGTCGGCATCTTTACCGACTTCCCCGCAGTGGACGACGGCGCCACTATGGCTGATGCCAAGAAGCGTAACTATCGTCCGAACATGCGGATCTGCTGTGCGACGTCTATTATTAACTGGAAAACTTCGACAATTAATAACGAAACAATCTTGTCTCTTATCGTGCTTAAAGAAGCTGTCGACATACCTGTTGATGAATTCCAAGACACCGAAGAAATTCATTATCGTGTCTTGGACTTATTTAATATGCCCGGCGAAGATGGCTCGACCACACTGGTCTACCGAGTTCGTACTTTCAAAGTTGAAGAAAAAGCAGGTGTAGAAGTCGACGTCTTATTGACAGTTGCTTATCCCAAAATCAATGGTGCCCATCTCGACCGTATTCCTTTCCAATTTATCGGTGTAGACGATGCTAATTGGGAAATCGACGAACCCCCATTGATCGATCTGGTCGATATAAATCTTTCACACTATCGTTCTGTTGCCGATTACGAGCACGGTTGTCATTTCACAGGTCTACCTACACCTGTTATTTCTGGCTATACGCCTACAAAAGAAGGTGAAAAGTTTTATATCGGTAGTATGTCAGCATGGATCTTTCCTAATGTTCAGGCAAAAGCAACGTACCTTGAATTCACCGGTGCGGGTCTGTCAGCACTGGAAGCCAACTTAACCAAGAAAGAAGGTTACATGGCTATCCTCGGTGCTCGTATGCTCGAGGTACAGCGTAGCGGTGTTGAGTCTGCAAACACAGCAGCTATTCATCGCGGTGGTGAACAGTCAATGCTCGCATCTGTCGCACAAGCTATTTCAATTGGCCTGACGAAGGCATTGAAAACTTTCTGCGAATTTGCCAATGCTGATCCAAAAGATGCTAAGATTGATCTTAATCGAGATTTCTTCCCTGTACCAATGGATGCACTCACACTGACTGCCATTATCGCGGGCTGGCAAAATGGTGCTTACAGTTACGATACGATGTTTGCAAACTTAAAGAAAGGTGAGATTGTCCCAGTAGACAAGACACCTGAAGAAGAACAAGCGCAAATTGACGCTAACCCAGCCCCGATAATTGGTGCTCCCACGACACCCGGCAACGCTTCTCCAAAAGGCCCTAAGACTCGTGCAGCTCCTGCGACCCCTGCTCCAACAATAACGCAACTGCAGAATTAGTGTGGTTATACGATGGACGTCAACAATATTAAAGATACCGAAATGAAAAAACGGTATCCGGTTATTGAAGAGTGTGCATCTATTCCGACTAAGGAACAAATAAGACGAGAGTTGGGATGGGATTGGTTTCGCAAGATAGAGGAGCAGAAAAGCATAAAAGAGTGTAAATAGTCCTTGCATTCCATTTTTAGAACGAATATACTTAGCTTGCAATCTGATCTAACTACGTTGGATTAACTCAAACGCGATTACGTCGCAATTCTTAACTTCCCAAGGGGATACAAATGTCTTTCAATAAGAAATATAGCAATACCGGCGCAACAGTTTTTGTCTTTGGTGAAGATGATCCAGCAGCGATTGAAGCGGCCCGTGTAGCAGCACAAGCACAGGCTACAGCAGACGCGATTACAGCAGCAGTGGCTGATGCAACAAAGGGTCTGAAAGCGAAAAATGATGAACTGCTCGGCAAGGTCGTCGAAGCAAAGAATCTTGTTAAACAGTTTGAAGGTTTGGATCCTGTGGCGTTGAAGGGTCTGAAAGACCGTCTCGACCAAGACGAAGATGCAAAACTCTTGGCAGAAGGTAAGAAGCATCTGGTTGTCGAAAAATATACTGAACGTATGCGTGCTGCACATGCGGAAGAACTGAAAGCTCTACAGTTGAAAGTTCAAGAAGAAGCGGCTCGTGCTGATACGTACAAAGGCAGCGTGTTGGACAACCAGATTCGTTCTGTTTGTAAAGATTTGCATCCAGGGGCTGTCGAAGACGCTATCCTGTATGCTCGTCAAATTTTTCAGTTGGACGCCAAGGGCAAAGCAGTGCAACTGGACACCGAAGGTCGTCCAGTATTGGGTAAAGACGGCGCTTCGCCATTCAGTCCTGCTGAGTGGATCGAAATGCAAAAAGACATCAAGCCACATTGGTTCCCGATGAGCACTTCGGGCGCAGGTGCAGGTGGTTCTCGTGATGCGAGTGGTGTCGGCAAGACTATCAAGCGTGCAGATTTTGACAAGCTCAGCGGCCCTGATCAAGCTAAAGTCTCGCGCACAACGAAAATCGTGGATTAAGTCTTTCGACAGCGTCCAAATTTAAAGGAAATACATCGTGGCAAATACCCTTACCTCTCTGATCCCGGCGCTCTATTCGTCACTGGATGTCATCTCACGTGAACTCGTAGGTGCAATTCCTTGCTGTACGTTGGACGCTACTACTACCCGCGCTGCGGTCGGCCAACTGGTCTATTCTTTCCAGAGTCCTGCTGCAACAGCTACTAACATCACCCCAGGCGTTACACCACCGAATGACGGCGACCAAGTAATCGGCAACGTTTCGTTGACCATTACCAAATCGCGTCGTGTACCTTTCCGCTGGAGCGGTGAAGAAGAACTCGGCCTGAACAACAACGGCGCCGGTGCTGGTGCAATCAAGAATGCACAAATGCAGCAAGCAATGCGTACTCTGGTCAACGAAATGGAAATCGACGTGGTTCGCGCCGCTGTTGTTGCTTCCTCGCGTGCTTACGGTACAGCGGGTACAACTCCTTTCGCGTCGACTCTGGGCGATCCGGCACAAGTTCGTAAAATTCTGGACGATAACGGCGCTCCAATGGGCGATCGTTGCATGGTGATCGACACAACCTCTGGCGCCGCTCTGCGTACACTGGCTCAACTGACCAAAGCAAACGAAGCAGGCACAACGCAAACTCTGCGTGACGGCGAACTGCTGAATCTACATGGTTTCTCGATCCACGAATCGGCCGGTGTCGTCGCTGCTGCCAAAGGTACTGGTACATTGTACACTTCCGATACTGCCGGCTATGCGATCGGTGCAACTCAAATTGCACTGATTACTGGTACTGGTACGGTTCTGGCTGGTGACACAGTCACTTTCGCTGGCGATACGAATAAATACGTCGTCACTACTGGTGTAGCTGCACCTGGCACGATCACAATCGGCGGTCCAGGTCTGCGCAAAGCACTGGCCGCTTCGGCTGTCGCAATGACTGTCGGTAACTTGGCCACAAGCAACATTGCATTCTCGCAATCGTCGCTGATTCTAGCTACTCGTGCTCCTGCATTGCCACAAGGCGGCGATCTGGCGGTTGACCGTATGACAATCACAGATCCTCGTTCGGGCATCTCGTTCGAAGTTGCCATGTATCCGCAATATCGTCAAATGCAATACGAAATCTCAGCATCGTGGGGCGTAGCAGGCATCAAGCCGGCGCACTCTGCCATCCTGTTGGGCTAATTCGTAACGTAATTGATGTTCGTCAATACCGCTCTGGTTCACTCCGGAGCGGTATTTCTACATGCATAAATAAGGAGTCAAAATGGACAACCCTCTCGAAAGCTGTGAAACAGTCGAGATTCAAACAGAACTAACCGAAGCTAATCCTTCTGGTGTGGTCATCATTAACGCCTCGGACTACGACGAGACTACTATGAAACTTATTGGTGATTTTACTCAAACGCAGACAGCTAAAGAAGCACTGCTGAAAGCTGGTGAGCAAGCTCGTGTTGAGGCTCAAGCTGCAAAAGATGCATTGGCCGAACAAACTCGTCTTGCTAGTGAACAAAATTCGCAGGAAACTAAAATACCAGAGCAGCCCCAAACCTCGTCTGCCCCAGCAGATACTGCTAAACCTTGGGCCTAATAACTAAATAAGCCTGGCAATCTCTCAATTTTAATAGGGATACAAATGGAAACGAAACGAAGTGGGGCTGAGATTGCGTCAGGCGACGTAAGTTCTTCAGCAATGGTTTCTCAAGCTGGTGGCGTATTCGAAGGTGCTAAAGCAGAAGGCACTTACGAGTTCGTTTGTCGGGACAAAGACGGTAACGTTAAGTGGACAGATGTTGTCGAAAATC